GTTTCAACCGAAACTAATCGAGGGCAAGGATGGGGTCGACCCCGGACATACTCCAGATAGCTGAGACAGGGAAGGCGGAAGACCTCTACGCGGAACTGCGGGAGAAGTCGGATGCATCTCTGTATTATTTTGTCAAGGTTGTCTGCGGGTATCGAGACTTGACCGAGGACTTTCACCTACCGTTTTGCGCTCGGATCGAGGACGACGAGGAGTTTCAAAAGGCCGGGTACCTCTTGCCCCGCGCTCACTTCAAGTCCACGATTTTGACGAAAATGGGTTCGTTATGGTTCTATCTCCGCGACCACGAAGAACGTATCTTGATCGTGGGTGAGTCTGACACCGTCGCCAAGAAGAACTTAATTGATATCAAGTGGCACGTCCTTAACAACCAGATGTTACGGTGGTTGTACCCAGAGCTTAAACTCGTTGACCCCGGTAGTACAAAATGGACGGACGCTGAAATCCTTCTTCCCCGGCAAGGAACGTACGACGAGCCCTCAATCACATGTGATGGAATCGGAGCAAGGCGAACGGGATTTCATTACACCCGTATCATTTACGACGACCCTATCGGTGACAAAGCAGCCGCGTCAGAGGCTGTCATGGACGCCGCCTGGGAGTGGATCGAGTATGCTCCAGGACTGTTGCACGACCCAATCAAGTCCAAGGAACGTTGGGTAGGCACTCGGTGGAAACATGGTACCGGTGACGTCTACGGTCGCGCAATGGTCGCCATGCCGAATATCAACTGGTATGTAAGGTCCGCGATCGAGGATGAAAAACCAGTGTTCCCTCAACGGTTTACGTTGCCGATCTTGGCTGACATCCGGTTCAGGGAAAAGGATTACAAGTTCAACTGTCAATACATGAACAATCCGACGTCGCCAGGGGGCGCTGACTTTGAAGCATCATGGATCCAGGAATACGATGTCGGCCCCGACGGACACACGATCATTCCGCTCGACGGAACCCCCCAGGTTGATACTGGCCAGCTTACTCGTATGTCGATGTACGATGTATCCGCTGGCGGCAAGACAGCATCTGCCGAGAACGCGATTATCGGTGCAGGCATGGACTCCCTGCGCAGGATCTTCGTTCTCGAGGCCTGGGGGGAAAACTGTACGATAGGGCAAGCGGTTGAGAGATGGCATATTATAGGGGATCGCTGGAAGTTCTATCACGATCACTACGAACTTGTTGGAGCGCAGAAATCCGTCGAGGACTTCTGCAACGAGAGGAAGCATCAGGTAGAGTGTCCCTATTGCAAAGCTGGGCATGTCAACCCGGAAACCGGACAGTTCTTCAAAAATCCTCACCGAAAGATCCGTCCCATCCCGATCAAACCTCCAGGCGGCGCGCTGTCGAAAGAAGAACGCATACGCATGTACGCTCAGAAACCGTTCGAGGAAAAACGGGTGTACCTGCGTAGGGGGATGACCAAGCTACGCAGTCAGATTATCGAGTTCCCCCACGGTGACCTAGTTGACATGTTCGACGCACTTGCGTACCTCTGTATGCTACTTAGGGCGCCTCTTGTCGACGCAGAGGTTGACAGTGAGAAGGCCGCCGCTTCAGCGAGAAGGGTTGCGTCCAAACCGTTTACCGCGACTGAAAGGGATTATGGTGGATACGCTTAGAGAAAGTCCCTCATGGGATTACATAGCTGTAATGTTTGACGGCGAGGGCTCAGCCTGTCTTTCCATATCTACTAACGGTGTAATTGCTCGCTGTACAATAACCAACCAAGACGTAGATCTTCTCGCAGCAATTCAGGTTGTTACTGGTGGTAATATAGGGCAGGGTGGGCGTACTGCCAAGAATCTGGTAATTTACAGGAAACCCGAAATTCTTCGGTTTATTGAGCAAATTAAACCGCTTATACGCCATCGTAGATGGATAGGCCGTTTGGATATTATTTACGAATGGGTGAAGCTCGAAGTAGGTAAAGGACCGAAACCGAGTGAGCAACAACTCAGGAATCGAGTAGTTCGCACAATCTTATACGACAAATTTAAGGAGTTGAATGCCGAATCTAATACAGCTCCCACTCAGTGATGATAAGAAGGCTGAGCTGGTTGGTTTTTGTACTAAGAACTGGGAAGCGGCCGCGAAAGCGCGGAATACCCAGATTGAGAGTAAGTATGCACGTTGGGTTGATAACTATAGCGGGAAACCGTTGGAAGCCATTCGTACCACTCCTTTTTATCGAGCCTCCAATTTCGTTCCCCAACTCATTCGGATGCATACCGATATCCTGTCCGCCCGTATCTATGGTCTTATCCTCGCGACTAAACCAATGTGGCGGATCGCGTCTCTCCTTGAAGGGTTAAAGCACGAAGATATTGAAGAATGTTCCAACTGGATGGATTTTACCTCTAAATTCCAATTACGCCTACCCGAAATCCTGGACAGCGCGATCTTCCGTACGTTCAAAACCGGCCAATGCATGTTGAAAGGTCCCTGGGTTGAAGACCGTACGTGGAAGGTTGACGGTCTATCATCCGACGGTAAAGAACCCAACCGCAAGGAAGTTGTAACCGAGTTCCTTGACTTGCGCCCGATCGCGTTCGACGACGTCTGGATCAACCCCATCACGGTTCAGTGGTTACGCGATGCACGTGAGATCTACCACCGTATTCGCCTAACGAAAGAACAGGTCATCTGGCGAGACATCAACAAGATTTGGGACACAACGGCTTCCAGTAAGCTATTGAACGGACCTGAAGTTGAAAAGGGAACCGCGCGTCAAACGCAGGCTACCGAAGCAGGCATCGATCTCGTCGTCGATGTTATCCACCCGTTCAACGCGATTGAAGCAACACTGAAGTACGACCTCGAATCCGGTAAAACATACGAAATCGTTGTTGTCTTTAACCCGAAGGTTTCCGGTAAAGACGGTTATCTCCGCGGCTACTTCAACCCGTATAAGAAGTTGAGTAACCCGTACTGCGAGTTGAAATTCATTCCTCGGGAGGACTTCGCGTATGGTTACTCGATCCCGGAAATCCTCGAACAAGCCCAAGAGGAACAAGCTCAAATCCACAATGCTCGACGAGATAGCAACACGATTGGTAACATACCAACGTTCAAGAAGAAACGGTATGCCGATATGCCCAATCCCTCATCCGAGTGGTATCCCGGGAAGGTATTTGAACTGGAAGCAATGGACGACATGGACGTTCTCAACCTCCAAGTTAACTACAACTCGATGATTGAAGAAGAACGCTTTCTTATGTCCCTCGCGGAGCAGTACACGGGTGTCCAACCCCCCATGCAGGGATACGGTTCCGGCGTCATGCAGGGTAAGAGGGGAATCTACAGCTCTCAGGGAACCCTCGCCATGTTAGCAGAGGGTAACCGCCGCCTTGACATTTACCTACAGAGGGCCCGTTATCCGTTTCACGATCTCGGTAATCTGATATATCAAACATACAAGCAATTCCGCCCTGATGGGGCCGAATACCGTGCTTGGGGAGAAAAAGGTGCAGCAATCAAAAAGTCCTTCGCCTTTACCGAACCTACCGACTTCCCCGGATTCTTCTTCAACATTGCTGCGGCGGATTCAGGCGCAAACCGAGAAGTTGACCGCCAGAGTCTCCTTCTTATGGCTAACACAATGGCGTCATATTACCGACAAATCGTCGAAGCCTGCGCAACAATCACCCAGCTCCCGCAAGGTCACCCTTTGGCGGAAACTCTCCTCGTTGTTCTCGACGGAGCCAAAGATCTTGCCTCCCGCCTCCTCTTCGCGTTCGATATTGGCGACCGCAAACGGCTCCTGCCCGACGTGCGACAAACTCTGGGAGGCAGTCCTCAAGCTGGAGCTGAACAAGCTAACCGAGTTGGACTGCCTGGATCTGATGAGGCTGTTTCAATCGACCGACTACGAGAACTATCGCAAAATATACATCAGAGCGCTAGCGCAGCTCGGCAGACAGTTGGAAGGTGAAGACGACCCGATGGAAACCGCACGACATCAAGGTGCATTCCGTCAAACCCGGATATTCCTCG